CAGAAGTTTACCACTTCATGAACAAGACCAGCATAGATCGTCATATTGCGCGAGTTGAGCAAACGGATCTTTCCGTCCCAAACACGCGCTTTATACTTTGGGGAAAACTTAGCTCCAGGAACTTCAAACGTCAAATGGTCAGAGAGTTCCTTAGCGATTCCCATATCACCATCGACGCGAAGCCAAGCTTCATTGACTTTTGTTAGCTTTAGATCAGAACCCATTCGTGAACTTGCGCCATTCGATAGCAGACTTGATATCGTATCCGCGCTTGTGGATACACTTCATAATCTCTATGATGACATCAACCTTTTCTTCTAGAAGTGCAATGCGCTCGTCTATTCTAACGAGATCGCCATCAGCATCTATGTAGCCTTGCACTTCGTTCTTCAAAACTTTGTTGAGGAACGGCTGTCTACCAATACGCTGTAGGTCTTCTGGGTTGTTGAGATTGCCCAAGTAATAGTCTCGTAGAGTGCTGAAATGAGCCTTCTTACGAATTACGGCAGCACGAAGCTGGCTGCGAGTTTCACTCAGCAGTCGATTATACTTGGCATGGAGGGATGAGATGTTGAGGGAGTCTTTATCCAAGTTGAGATCGTCATACTTGGAATCTGCTTCCCACATGGCGTAAATATCTTCAAGTTTCATAGTAAAATACTACAGTAGTTGTGGTTATATGTCAACACTTACTTTTGTGCTTGACAAATCACCAAATTGCCCATATAATATGATTTGTCATAACGGTCACATTACTCTTCAAGTTGATACTTGCGGTAACGGAAAGTAACCGACGCCTCGAGATATTCAATAGTAGTTACTGTGGATTCAAATACCAACTCAGTCAGAGCGACTGGGAATAGATCATAAAAGAAGATGTTCTTATTGGCGTTCTTAGCACTGGTAAGAATAGTCAATGTGGCATCTGAAAGATATGTTGTCCAATAGCCAAGAGGACGAGTGCCTGCCATTTGGAAGCTATTGATATTCTGCGAAAGCTCGCGTGTCTGACCTAGATTGTCAGGATGTCCTAGACCTTCAAGCCATTTCTGAATCTCGAAATAGTTTCTCAGATCCTCATCAACCTTGAAGCGAATAACCAATGGCTCGTAAGAAAGACGATCACCAGGACGAGGAACAGTAGCAAAAGGAGTTGGCGACTCAATAGCCGTCATGCTAATTGAAGGGATCGAAACTCCTTGACAGAAATAGTTTACACCAGGCAGTCGCTTGATGGAGAAGCGAAACCCGTTCTGACCTAAGAAGTTGATATTAGATGGTTGGTTATCTACTGCGCTCATATAGCTATTTAGTAATAAAAAAAGGGGGATCCGAAGATCCCCCAGTTTGCGGCTTGAAACCGTCTTGTGTATCCCTGTCTTGAATTGACAGGGTAACCGATTACATAAGGTTTGAAACCTTTACGAAGCGGTAGTATACGTTGTAACCCTTGGTGTTTGGAGCACCGATAGCGCCGTCAGCTGAAGACGTTGCGAATGGGTTTGCAACCATTCCGTAACGAGTCTTGAAGCCGATCTTAGGCTGGAAGGTGTCCTGACCAACTGCACGAACCATCTGCAGAGGAACGTATGGGCAATAGAACAGACCGGCGTCGAATGCAGAAGCACCCTTATAGCCGAGTGTGAAATACTGCTGACCAGCGCTTGAAGCGAAGTATGGGTCAATGTAGACCTTGATACGTCCGTTCAGAACACCAGCGAAGGTGTTGCCTGTGTCGTCTACGTTCAGGTTGTTTGACAGAGCTGGAGTGTAATCCAGAACGCCAGCCATCTGAAGAGCTGATGCAACGTCCGATCCGCAGATCAGAACGTTACCCTTGCCACGGCGGGTTGCCTTAGCAATCTGGTTAGCTTCGCGTTCGATCTGGAACAGAAGACCCTTGAACTTTTCAACCATCCAGCGACCGTTTGAGTCAACGTCGAGGTTGAAAGTACCAGCTGTCGTTACGTTCTCCTGAGCACCTGCAGAAGCTGTGTAGTTGATCGTACGAACAACTTCACGGTTGATTTCTGTGAGGATTTCAGCAGCGAGAATGTTTGACAGTTCTGTTTCAGCGTCAAGACCATGGATAGCCTTGAGATCCTGAGCCAGTTCCATTGTGTATTCTGCCTTGAGAGCGCGGCTAACTGCAGTTACAGCAACCTTCTCAATTGAGAATGCCATTTCCTGGAAAGCGTTAGCACCAGCATCGCCGAGAGCTTCTGCCTTAGCACGTGACATACCAGTTGATACAGTGTATGAACCAGATGTAGCGGCTGAAGCACGAAGTGTTGGGTCGTTAGCTTCCTGAACACGTCCTGCTGAAGTATTACCAACAACGAAACGTGAAGCTGTGTTACCACCAGCTGAGCCAGAGAAAGTTGTGTTAGCTTCGTTGAAGAGAGCTTCCGCACCACCCTGTGTGCTGTAACGTGAACGCATTGCGAAGATAAGTCCTGTTGGACCAGTCATTGGCTGAACGCCGCAGATATCGTAAGCAATGAGGTTAGGCATAGAACGGCGAACCAGTGAAATAAGAACTGGATCGAACGTGTCGATTGAACCGTCAGATGCTGTTGAAGAAGAAGCGCCCATTGAGTTGGTTGGCGCTGTTTCACCCAGAAGGGTTGGAGCGCGGTAACCACCTGAGCCGAAACCATCTTCACGAGCTGACTTCTCCTGGTTTTCCAGAAGCTGAGCAACTACTGAGCGGCGGTGAGCATCCTTGATTGGAGCCAGGTCGGGATGTTCCAGGACTGGCTGCCACTTTTTCTGAACTGCTTCATTCAGAGACTGCATGTTATTTTCTCCTAATTATTGTTACTTTTTGATGCCACGTGTAATCGCGGACATATAAGCAGCCATCTCAACTGGAACCTGCTTTTCAACGCCCTCTTCGAGGTCGCCCACTGGTTCCTCATCGAAAGATACTGATTCAGACAACTGGCTGGCCTTGCCGGCTGTTGGGAAGTAGCTTTCACGAAGTGTAGCAATCTTCTTTGAATACGCAGAAACGTCTTCAAATTCAACTGCTTCAGAAAGTGACTGCAGTTTAGCAACTTGCGTAGCTGTCAGGCCTTCTGAAACTTGTGCGAATGCGCTTTCGCGTTCAAATTCGCGAATCTTAGCTGTAAGCTCAACATTCTTTTCGATTTCTTCGTTGATTGTTGACTCAAGAGCCTCAACCTTAGCGGCAAGCTCTTCTGCAACTTCAACTGCTTCGTCTGGAATGTCGATATAGTGTGATTCAAACAGACCCTTGAGACCTGACATGAATGACTCTACAATCTCAGCCTTCAGACCACGTTCGATAGCAACGGAATTGGCTTCCATCCACTGCTCAACAACGTAATCAAGATATGTGTCAACGCGCTCAACGAGTTCTTCGCTGATCGTTGCTGTCTCTTCAGTCAGAGAATCAGCAAAACGTGATTCAACAACTTCGAGCTGTTCGTTGACTTTTGAAAGAACGGCTGCTGTGTAAACTTCTGCAGCCTTAGAAATGAACTCTTCTGAAACTTCAGTTCCAGCAAAGATAGCCTTGATGTCTTCTGAAACGTCGATATCTTCAGCTGACAGACGAGCAATCTTCTCTTCGCCGATTGAACGCTGCTTTGGATCAACAGATGAACCCTGAGTTGGGTTTGTCTTGTCGCCCTTATAAGCTGAGTCATAGAACGCAGAAACTTCAGCCTTCTTCATATTTGAAAGTGAGTCAAGAATGGAATTGATCATTCCGACCTTTGTATAAGGCTTTACACTTGAACCCTGAAGCATAGGGCCATCTACTTCGCCCTTCTGAGCAGCACCACCTGGAACGGCAGCCTGCTTCACATCTGCATCAGGAACCTCAGCATTTACGCCGAAGCTCGCTTTCTTTGCTTCTTGCACGTCGAGCTTTTCGACGTTGGTATCCTGAACTGACATATTGATATTCTCCTCAGGTTTTGAAATCTTCTTAGTTTATTTATAAAATGTCGCCATTTAGATATTTTTGAGGAATTTATTGAATGCATTCAGTAGAACCGTTTCGCGATTCTGCTTAGTTGCATATCCCTCATTGATATCTTTCTTGATGGCGGCTACGTCTTTTTCGATAAGAATGCCGTTATCCCACACCCATTCTCTACCTTCCATAATTCCGTTAGCAAGTGCGTGCGGAGCGGATGGATCTGCAACGATATCGGCAGCTGTCGCAAGGTAGAAGTCTTTCTGGACTTCCATTAGATTACCTTTTTTGACAAGCGAACCCATACCTCTTGAAGAGAAGCCAAGCTTTGCGCCTTCCTTCATCAGATTCTTTACAATATTTCCGTAAGGAGTATCCATGATCTTTACTTTACCGCGGAAGTCATTTCCTTCCTGATATAGAGATTTGATCATATGCGATACACGCTCGAGGTTGATCGTAGGACCCTGTGGGTGACCAAGCTCACCGTAAGCACGGTTTTGTTCAACAAACTCGCGATTGTAGCGAGCTACTTCGTTGGCTAGTGTATCTGTTGGATATACGCGACCATTCTTGTTGCCGATATTTCCCTGCATCAAAATGCCTTCTAGGAAATACTGCTTCTCACCTGATTCATTTGCTTCAGTAATAATCTGAAGATTTTCGTTGACTTCGCAGATGAGTTTCATTAGTATTGCGAGCCTCCAGAAATTGCTGAAGTTTTGTGGATCTTCAGGATAAGTGTTGTTGGACCTGTACCAGTCTTTGTAATAACTACGTTAGCCTGCGGTTCACCGCCGTAGTTGTCGATAAGACGTGAATCAGAGAAGTCGAATACGTCCTGACCTTCTGAAAGAGTCAGAACAGTATTTGCTCCGCGCTTGATAGTCCAATATGTTCCATTGCCGCAAGACCACTCTGCTGAAATGATGTTCATTGAACGAACAACTTCACCAGCTGAGTTGGCACCGAGAAGTGGATTTGAATTGTTCAGATAGATTGCGCCGTCGCTATGAAACTTAGCAACAATCCATCCGCCCTTTACGTGTTTGTTGACTACGCCTTGAGCCATTATTATTCTCCGTCCACTGTATCTGCAATGAAATCGAGAATGCGCTCAAATGAATCGGCGCTTTCGTTGATGGCTGAGCGGAAGATTTCACGATTGCCAGTATTCAGCTGCTCGTACATATCTACAATAGCGCTGTATACATCTTCGTTGATTTCTACAACGTCTCCATTCAGAAGTTCAAATACTACTGAATCATCACTTGATTCGCTGATGATAGGCTTGTTTACAAAGATATGCTCTGCTGCATATCCAGACCACTTGCCGCCTACGCTTGTTGGTGATGTGAGAACTGGCTTGAAATCACCCTGTGTCTTGTCCGCGCGTGTAAGAGGTGTCTTGCTACCCTTGAAGCCCGACTTATCTGGAAGAGATGAAGTTCCCTGCTTAGGAGCTGTACGATCACCGTTGCCTGGCTGATGAAGTGTCTTAGCAGCCTGCTGTGCATTGACTTTATCAGAAGTTCCCTTTACAGGATAATCTTCTGTTTCGCGCTTATGCATATCATAGAATTCCTGTTCGCCTTCGGCGCGTGGCTTCAAAGCTGCCGCTTCAGGATTTACTTCTTTCTTAGCAGTTGCTTCACGCAGTTGCTTGAACGTCTTCATTTGATCCTGTCTCCTGTGCGGAAGCATCTTCCTGGTTGTTGAACATGTTTGAAGCGATTTCGATGCGCTTCATTTCAAGAGCATCGCTAATCTTAGCTGCAAGTGCGTCATTGATGGCGTCACGGAATCCGTGTGCATCTTGGGTAGCCGCTGCTTGAATAGCTGTAAAAATCTGTTCCATTATAAGACCCTCATTTTTCGTAAATCTATTTATAAAACATCCAAATTATTAGGCTATGATTTTAGGATAGAAAGTATCTCGTCGATTTTGGCTACTTCCACAACTATAGTATCCCTACGCAAATCCTCGATCATGTTAGTTACAAACGTTCTCCAAAACGCTTTCTGATCTTCTGTGATATGTTCAGGCCATTCTGTTAGAAAATCTGATGGCTTATCAGCATCATTCGGGAGGTCTCTCCAATACGGCCATAAACAACATTGTATTGCATACTTTTCGATTAACTCTTTCATATTGTTACCTATCCAAGAACGCTTGAGTTGGAGGAGTAAAGTTGGCTGTATAGCGAGCATACTTTGTTACTCGGAATTCATCAACATAACCATTGAGAAAACTTTGATAAGTTGTATTGAAAATTGCACCAATAAAATTGTATCCGGAACCACCATACAGTGCACTAGAGTTTGTTTGTGTTACACCTCTTTGATTACCATCAACAAAGATATAGAAATTAGATCCAGAACGAACAAGAGCGATGTGATACCACTGACCTGTATTCAGAACGTTTCCCGCTCCTGTTGGAGTTGTATAATTGATAGCCCAAGCGGCACCCGTAGTAGATATGAGAAGCTGCATTGTTCCGGCAGCCAATACATCTAATCTAGCTGCAGCATATGCTGTAGAATTGCCCGTTATAGTGAATAGTGTTGCAGTCGATGCTGGTAGAGCATTTAGATAATACCAACCTTCGATAGTAAAATCACCAGCATGTAGTTCAAGACCAGGTATATTTGCACCAACAGCGTTCGTTGCTGTAATTGCAAGATAATCTGTTGTACCGTTCAGTAGAACACTGCTTCCACCAAATTTGCTTTGAGCTGTTGATACTTTTGCAGTTCCTACAGTTGCAACATTGAAAGATCGCGATTGGTCAATGATCTTAGCATTTGTAGAACTCAACAATAAAGACGGAGATGTTGAAGTTGTAAGTGGAGAAGTAGGTGGTGAAAAATTTGTTGTATATAGAGCACTCTTAGTTGTTCTAACGTCTGTAATATAACCTGATAAAAACTGACCACCCAAAGTATCAGCAGAAGCGCCAATTGTAAGCTGGCTTGAAGTACCATAATCATTAGTATCGGTATATGTTGTAGCGTTTTGAACACCATTGATATAAAATTTTGTTGCACCACTTGATCTTACTGCGGCAACATGATACCATTGTCCAGTAGTTACAGTTGATGATATTCTAGAAGTTGCACTTGTGTAATATGAAAGTGTACCAGCAGCGGTTATGTATATAGACGGTTTTACCTGCGATCCTGCACCACCGTTTGTTCTAAGATCAAACGGCATTCCTGTTGCAACAGAATTAAAGAAAACCCAAAACTCGATAGTAAAATCACCAGTACCAAATCCAAGAGTAGCCTGAGTTAATGCTATTCTTGAGTAGTTTGTTGATCCATTGTAATATTGACTTCCACCATTTACAGTTGGAATGTATGAACTTGTAGCAGTAAATGGTGAAAACGGCGATACCATTATGCTACCAGCAGGAGTCAATGAGCTTGCGATTGCTCCATTGTCTTTGAAATAATTGCTTTGACAAGTTAGTAATTGTGTGCCAGAAACTGCAGTCAGAGGCGCAGCATTTGGTGTGAACGATGCTGTATATAATGCAGAACCTTTTATGATTCTTACATTAGAAATGTAACCACCAAACCATCCGTTAGCTCCGTCCCACGGAGAAGCACCTATGCAATATCCATTATCACCAAAGTCATATGTTGAAGTATCGGATATGCCGGTTGCTTCTAAGTTACCATTGATGAAAACTCGAATAATACCACCAGAGCGTGTAGCTGCAACATGGTTCCATGCGTTCATAGTTAGACTATTTGTAGAATAGACCGATGATAATGCATCGTGTGTTGGATTACCTATGCCAATCTTACCTCTCAATCCAGCTTGAGATGTGGCTGATCCCCATACACGAAAGAATGTAGCGTTTCCAGTAAATGTAGCAGAGTTAGATCCAACAAAATTTTGGTAAGGCGTGCTTGTACCATTCCAATAAACCCAACACTCAACGGTAAAGTCGCCGTTGCTCATATTCAAACCGGAACTTGTATTGCCTGTTAGTTTATCTGTACTTCCATTGAAATAATTGGACCAAGAACCTTCTGCTTGACTAAACGGACTAAATGTTCCTTGACCAGAAGTACCTGTTCGCGCAAGAGCGAGAGGATAGTTGCCGGAAGATACTGTTGGAGAGCCTGCTAATGTTGGCGTTAGAGCATTCGTAGAATTATCAACAATTGTAGCAGACTGACAAGCTAATAACTTTGTACCTGAAACAGCAGTCAGAGGTGAACTTGGAACAGTAAAGTTGGCATTATATAATGCAGTTCCAACAACATATCTAACATTAGAAACATAACCAGCAGTAACACCACCTCCACCAATTACCGCACCACTTTGCGCACTATAATTTGTGGCTACTGAACCAGAAGCAACTAAAGAACCGTTGATAAAGATACGAGCAGTACCTGCTTCACGAGTGCAAGCAACATGATACCAAGTACCAATTGCCCAAGTAAAGTTATATGTTAGATCAGCTGCAGTATTGTATTTTGCAATTTGAATTGCAGTAGAAACAACATAGATACCAAGACTACCATTAACGTTCAAATGAAATATGTTGCCTGGAGAAGTAACGGAACTGCTATTCAGTTTCATCCAAAATTCTACAGTGAAATCGCCTGTACCAGGAATCAAATTTGCATTTGAAGCAAATGTAATTTGGTCTGTTGTACCGCTAAAATATACGCTTTTTGTTCCTGTAAAAGGTATATTTGCTGAATCTGACGTATCAAGAAAATTATTATTCGTATCGTTATTTGTACTGTCAGCATGAATCAACGCACTAACTCTATTGAAATATGGATCAGCATTACCAGTATCAGATGGCCATGTGCTAGTTCTAAGATTGCGCTCAAGATCGCGCATACTCCACATACCACTTCTACCAGCAATAGTAGAATTGTTGTATGTACCAGACAATCCGCCTTCTGTTCTAATTCTTGGCATTAGCTAATTCTTTCCCAGCTGCAAATGGCGTGGAATGCTGAAGCGAATGTTGATGAAACTTGAATGGAAGAGTTTTCTAACAAGTAGAAACCTGTATCTTTACCTACAATAGCCAAAGAAGAAGCCGCCGGAACAACTACGTTTCTTGCGATATATCTTGATGTACCACCAATCGTAACTGCAACACTAACAGCATAGCTATTTGATGCATAGTTGGATACTGAAATCGTATTGATCTTATATACTGTACCAGAACTTGCAGGATTAGCAACGATATCTGTAGCAACCGTGCTTACAGTTTGCATGACTGTATTAGCAAGGATTGTGGATACGTTTACGATATTTGGATTAGCCATATTATCCCCCAAATACTATCGCCATCGCGATAGCCTTACCTGTCGATGCTTTAGTAGCAATGTTGTTACAACATATGTATTCTGAGCAAATGTAGCTCGAACATCTGTTCCAGCAATTTTTAATGCAACATTTGCGTTGATTGTATTTGCATACAGAGTCGATTCGTCGACGGCAAACTGATTGATTCGTTTCGTAACAAGATTGACTTGCGAACGAACCGCACTGAACGTATTGGCTGATGTTGTGTTTGCTATGACTGGCATTTGTTATCCTATATGTGTTACCGACCAGTTATCGTTACCGTCGAAGTTGATCTGACCAGCACCAACATATATGCCAAGTGTATCGCCAGCAGCCATGAGCGTCATAGTTGAACAACCGGCATGATTCATCGAGCTGCTTGATCCAAACTCAACCATAAGCTGAACCGATTCACCGACACCTTTGTTCTTGAAACAAATCAGCTGTGAAATACCGCTCGAATAACCTGCGTTTCTTACGTTCATACAGACTTGATATAGCCCAGCAACGCGAGCTGTAAATACACCAGTATTTGCGTGTAAACAATTTCCTTGATTATAATCTACACCAAAATTGCTATTGGTTAGTTTGCCCGTTCCATTAACAG